GTCAGGAGTGCTTCTGAGGTTCACCACTCGTGCAAAGGCGGCTAGAGATCCAGTCCAGTACCACTCAGTCATCATGGACTGTGGCAGGATCATTCTGGCCTGCTCTGGTGCTATGTTCTTCTCCTGAACCATGTGCTCATAGAGTGCAGCAGCGTTGGTCATCAGCTCCCAGTACTCCTTGAAGACCAAGGAGTCCCGCTCAAGCACCTCATCAGATGACCCTTGCTTTTTGTCCTCAGCCCTGATGCGCCACAGTTCAGGGTTGTAGAACTCTGGGGGTTCGTCTACGTACCTACGGCTCACTTCGTTCCACACTAGGCCCACCTGGTGCTTCACCAGTTGCCTAGCGACGAACACTGGTGCCTTGACCCTGAATTGCAACTGTACGTGCCCAAAAGGGGTCCAGTGGTTGTGGTACGCGAGATACCTGATTAAACCCACGTCACCCTGTGTCAGGCTCTTGTGGTGCTTGTGAAAGGACACACGGGCTGCGTTAGCCACGGTCAAGTCTGACCCCATGTGATCCAAAAGTTCTACTTCAATCGTGCTCATAGTCCTGTGTCTCCTGTGCCTGTGAACCACATGAAGACAATCACGAGCGTAGCCATGGTCACACCTATGGTCACTATGTCGATCAGGTCTTCTTGTGAGTCCACGTAGCCTTCGCTGAAGTCTTCATAAATTAACTGAAGTTCAGTGGTTATCCACCTGTAAAGTCTCTTGAATATGTTCATGTGTTTACGAAGTCCTCCTTTATCACTAGTTTAACTGTGACTTCACCGTCTGCATATCTTGAGTAGAAGTCCTTGATGTCGTCCCTGAGCCTGAGCAGCACTCTTATCTGCTCAGACTCTTCCAGGTCATAGTCCCTGTAGCCTGCGATATAACAAAGTCTCGTTGTGCCTGTCTCACGAACCACTTTGTTCTCGTCCAGGCGAAAGTCCTTTGTGTAAGCTTCTATGTAATAGTCCGCGTTGTTTTTGCTTATGTGTACTTCTACTGTCATTCCATTGCACCTCCGTTAATTGCTGCTACTGCGTTTAAAATCACCTCAGATAGATCCAGGTCCACTAGGTCTATCTCAGAGTACTCGTGTTCTATATAGTCCGCTATGTACCTCGCTTGTTTTTCTGTTAGTTCTACAGCCATTTTGGTGCCTCCCTGTTAGTCCATCTCATGTCTATCTCGTTACGTCTGACCCTATAGTAACTCCGGTATGCTTCCACAGTGTCACTATGACGGCACTCGTCATACATACACTGAGGTGGATCTACAAAGGGCAGATCAGGCAGTGCTTCGGGTACGTGCCGAAGGTAAGGCAGAATCTCACGTTCCGTCTTGTGGATCTTGCCGTAGCGGTGCGTGTATTCTGCCAGCATTGCCTCCAGGTACTCCAAACCGTACTCATACGCAGCACGAGACGATCTGAGCCATTTTGTGCATGGGTGGTTAGTATGGGCCGCCTTGTACACAAAATCAGCCTGTGGCGTCTCTAGGAGCCTGTGAGCAGTACTGAGCATCTGCGCCTGTTCGAGTGGTTGCTTCACGCTGTGTGAGTTGCAGAGCATAGCCGCTGATTCTCGCGGGTCTCTGCTAAGGATGAATTGATTCATAGTATTTCGTACCTGTATTCATTAAGGTGTCCGATTATCTCCGCGAACTGCCTAGTGGTCAAGTCCTCATCATGCATCGCGTCACCATCAACCAGCAGATTGTCGAACCGTAGCATGTCATCAGCGAAACAATAGCGCAGATCAAAGTCATATTCAGTGAGCGTTTGAGTGCCCATAAAGCTCCAGTGGTTATTCATGGTTTAGCATCCTGTGTTGTTCCTGGTCCAACAAGCGTAGCAGCATGTCCACAGCCTCAGCCTGCACTTTGTCGCACTTGTTGTTGTGCCTGAGTTTATAGAGTGTGATCCAGGCGGTCAAGAGTTCCTCACGTTTTGGCTCGATTAGTTTCATTGGTTGTTCTCCTGTTAATTAGGGCCGAACTCGTGGTCAAGGCCTATTTTCATTTTTTGTCTGAGTGTTTCCCTGGACTGTCTGGCTAGTTCAGGGCAATAGGGAATCTCCGCGTTATATCGGGCCTCCTTTGACCATTGGCTACCGAAGCCCTGAGAGAATCCCAGCAGCAGTAATATCACTAGTTCCATTATTTGTTCCTCAGGTGTTCGGCTATTTGGTGCACTGTCATGATGACAACGCACAGCATAAACATCCATAAAAACATCAGTTGGTCTCCGTCTCTTCTGATTCTCTCATCAGGTCCTCGATGCGCTCTTTACGCAGCTCCAGTAAACCACGAGCACCCGCGATTTGTTGTTTCAATTCTGAGATCTCTCGTTCTCGCTTGTGTATTTCATGCTTAGCGAGTGCCAGCGTGGTATGCAAATGTAGATCTTCTGCTGCTTCAGCTAATGCTATGTGTGCATTCAATCGTTGCTCGATGTCCATTAGTAGTCTACTCCTCGTTTCCCTAGTTTCCTCAACCACCGCATCAGTGGCGTTCTGTTTTTAATTCTCAGGACTACACGAGCAGGATCGGTGTGGTGCTTTGTGTAGTCCAGGATTTCCCATTGGGTATTCATATGGTCATACCAAATCACGTAACCTAGAAAATGCATTAGTCCATCTCCACTAATTTATAAACCACTTCCACGTCACAGACGTCACCTAGTATACCGCCTAAATCGGCTCGTGAAAAGTAGGGTGCGCTGATGGTTCCGATGTGCCAGTTGCCCTGTCCGTACTCATCGTCGAACCACTCGCATAGGTTGTCTATGTATGCTTCATCGTCGTCAATGATTCCGGTGTAGTCATTGTTCACCAGCGCAGGCAGTGCAAACGCTGGTACTTTGTAGGTGCTGCTCTCGAATTCAATGGTCATGCTATGCTACCTCCACAAGTGAATTGATGTAGTCCTGAGACACTGTTCGGCCCACGTCCTTGCCGCCTAGATAGTGATTGATGTGCTTCGTGGTGGTGACTGAGTAATGCTGTTCAGTCCTGAAGGCTCCCTGATCGTCATAGCCAGCGACGGGCGTTCGGTAGCTGAAGAGCACCGTGGTAGTGCCTACGGTAAGCTCTGTCATGTTGCTCTTGATTGGTCGTAATTGCATCTTGTTTGTCCTCTGTTTGTTTTTACTTCACGGTTTCATGTAGATAGAGTAGCTCAGTTTGCTCACAGTTGGAATACATAACTCTACAGCATGTCCATTCGTGGCCGTTCCGTTCTCGCGGGTGACGCCATGATGGGCGCCCTACGAACGTAACGACAGCCTCGTTTTCACCTGTTATCGCACGAGTAGATGATATCTTTTGAATTGATACAGTCTCGCCTACTAGGAACGTTCTCACTTTTATAACCTCATGTAATGTCATTCGATGTGCTAATCATACGCTCATGAGTGACCAATGCAATACCCCAGACTAACTATTTTTTTCAGTGATGCGCTAGTATTTAACCTAGTGATATCTATTGTGCTTGGGCTTGTGATGTGCTAGTGGCTGCACTGGGCTCCAGTGGGTACTACATCGGCTCACACATGTCAACCCTTGACAACTCCCTCGATCTAGTGTAGCGCCTTGAGTTGCTACCACGGATCGCCCCTCGTGTCAACACTTGACAGCTCATGTCATCTGTGGTAGCGCCAGAGTTGGCATGGTTCTTGCCTTAGGTGGGCCAAATGTTAGACCCGGGGAGGGGATTTACTGTTGTAAATATTTGTAGTAGCACCCCGGGCACAAAATAAGTCAAATTTGAGTAAAAATTAAGTAAAATTGAAGTTTATTCACGAGTTGCATGTCATTGATTCCCCTTAGGAATACATGAGCAAGCCAAAAACAACAAAAGGCGGCCCTCTGTAAGCATAAATATCACAAAAGTACACTAAAGTTCTTGACTTTTGTTAAAAAGTATGCTATAATATAAAGCAGATACTAAGGAACAATTAATGTTTAGCAACAACAGCGATAATTAAAACAAAAACAACAGGTGTACATCAGAAGCACATCTGTTGTACAACTAATGTTTAAAGATTTAAAGAGTGGCTGAGGCTGCTCAACATCAGTATCTCCTAAGACCAAAGGAGGCAATACGATTGTCAGAAGAAGAAACATCAATTCAACCTAGGAAAAGAGGTAGACCTAAGAAATCATTAGTACAAGCACACAAGAGTGGCTCCAGAGGTGCCGTTGGTAGACCAAAGGGTGACGCAGCTATCATCAATGAGTACAAAGCTCGTATGCTGGCATCACCAAAGTCCCAAAAGGTGCTTGACAGTATAATGAATGCTGCACTCAATGATGACCATAAGAATCAGGCAGCAGCTTGGAAGCTACTAATGGACCGTATGCTACCCATTAGTTACTTTGAGAAGGACAAGATGGGTGGTGGTAGAAACAGTGTCTCCATTACCATCAGTGGTATCAACACAGAAGCAACAATAGACACAGCTAGCACTTTAGAAGGAGACTACACCGAACATGAGTGAGTTCAAGTACTTTACCATTGACGAGTTTGACTGTAAGGAGACGGGTAAGAACGAAATGTCCACCAAGTTTCTACACAGGTTGGACGAACTCAGGGAGAAGTGTGGTTTCCCTTTTACAATCACAAGCGGCTACAGGTCAAGAGAACATAGTGCCGAAGCACACAAGAAAACTGTCGGGCAGCATGTACTTGGTGTAGCCGCTGACATTGCCGTAGTGGACGGTGTTCAGCGTTTGAAGATCGTAGAGGAAGCACTCAAGATGGGCTTCAAAGGAATCGGTGTAGCCAAGAGCTTTGTCCATGTGGATGACCGTGTAACTACACCAGTGATGTGGACGTACTAAATGAAGTATTCCATAGGTAAGAACCTGACAGCCGGTGTAGCCAACACGTTATTCACAGTACCAGAAGGCTACCACTGTTACGTCACGTACCTGTTCATTGCTAACGCTGGTGGCTCCACAGCCTCCGTGAGCGCTAGCTGGAACGACGGTGCTACCATTACCTTCCAAGGTGCCAAGTCAGTCAACGCAGGTGACAACTTAGTCTTTGGTGGCCCAGAAGGTGCAGTCCTAGTTATGACAGACGGAGATTATCTAAGCATTACACCGGACGCGGGTTCAACCTTTACAGCCATCTGTACGTTTGAGATGATCCCGCATCAAGCCAGTAACTTTGACCTAACGATCTAGTGTCAGAACTAAATATACAGTTGCTCCCGTGGCAGCAACAAGTGTGGGAAGACCCTACTAGATTTAAGATCGTAGCTGCGGGTAGACGTACAGGTAAATCACGATTGGCTGCATGGATGCTGATTGTGAATGCACTACAGACTGACAGGGGTACGGTGTTCTACGTAGCGCCTACTCAGGGTCAGGCTAGGGACATCATGTGGGAGACACTGATGGACTTGGGGCATCCAGTGATAGCCTCCAGCCACATCAACAATTTACAGATTAAGCTGGTCAATGGTGCAACAATCAGCTTAAAAGGTGGAGACAGACCAGAGACCATGCGTGGTGTCTCCTTGAAGTTCTTAGTGTTGGACGAGTACGCCGACATTAAGCCCGATGTTTGGGAGCAGATACTA